CTCTCTGCGCAAAGAGCCGCCCCCCCCCGCGACTCTCTGACCTGCTAATTCGGTCGTGCCCCCGGCAGGATTCGAACCTGCGACACCCGCTTTAGGAGAAAACGTGCATCGGCCGTGAGGCTCAGTGAGTTTCAGTGTGGCTCAGTGAGTCTCGATCCATAGGGGCGTGACCTGCATAAACGAGGTTCAGTGAGTATCAATGAGGATCAGTGAGGGGGTGTTGTGGCATCCATGTGGCATCCCGCCTCACACCGCCCTGAGGATTCGAACATCGACCGCCTTCTCCGGCGCCATGACCGCAAGCACCTGAGCCGCCACATCCTCCGCGCTGTGCTGATACAGCCACGTCACCTTCGATCCACGGTCGTGGCCCATGATGGTCTGCACATCCTTCTCCGGGACCCCTAGATCCTTCAGCCGCGTCGCGAAGACGTGCCTAAGGTCGTGCACCCGCGGCCACCACTCCGTGCGGCCGGTCTCCTCGTTCTTCACCTCGCGTGCCAGGCCAGCGGCCTTGATGGCGGGGATCCACGTCCGCCGGAAGTTGTGCCGGGTCAGGCACCCACCGTTCGGCCCGCGGAAAACGAGTTCCTCGGGATGCAGGGCGCGGCCGTCACCGATAGGGGAGACGGTGGCAACCGTCTTGAATCGAGCAGCCATGGCCAGCAGTGCTTCGATCGCCTTCGGTGTGAGCGGCACTGTGCGGAAGCCGGCCACCGACTTGGGGGCCGCCTTGCGAAACAGCTTTCCCTTGTCCTCGGTGAGCACTTCCTTCACTCTGAGGTGCTTAGCCTCCAGGTCGACATGAGCCCACCGCAGCCCGGTCGCCTCACCCCACCGCAGGCCCGTCTCCTCGAGGAACACGACGAGCGGCCAGTACCAAACGCCTACATGCTGGCGGATCAGCGCGCACTGCTCCCGGGTCGGCGGCCGGGCGTCCTCGGCATCCTTCTTCGGGGGCGCCTCGAGCTGAACCTCGGCGGCCGGGTTGAAGGGAATGCGCCTTCCGTCCCGGACTGCGTCGCGCAGCATGCCGGTCAGCAGCTCCAGTACCTTCTTCCGGGTGTGGTGCCCCTTCACCTCCGTCGTGATCCACTTCTGGAGCTCGATGAACTCAAGGTCGCACAGCCGCCACTTGCCCCACTTCGGTTCGATGTGGTGCCGCCAGTTGGACAGCTTCCTGTTCGTCGTGGTGACAGCCTTCTTCGGTTGCGCCGGCCACCACAGATCCCACCACGCCGACACTGTGATCTCGCCGCGCTTGGGGTCGGCGTACGTGCGCTTCCGTACCCGTGTGCGCACCTCATCGAGGAACGCCTCAGCTGCCTTTTTGCCGCCCTCCGAGATCGGGAAGCACTTCTGCTTCTGCGCACCGTCCGGATCTCGGTAGCGGGCCTGCCACGATCCGATGCAGTCACGCCGCCGGTTGCGCTCGCCGTGCTGCTCGGGTGGGTACGCTTCCCAGCACTTCGGGCATCCGCAGCTCTTCTGCCGCAGCTGCCGCGGGTTGTTCGAGGCCCTACGCCCCATGCTTCACCACCTGCTCGCTCCTTCGCTGGTGAGGAATGCGGGGGAGCAGATCGACGCTCTCCCCGCACCAGCAGACTGCACCCAACTTCGGCTGCTCGGTGAGGAGTTCACTGAGAATCGCGCGGACGAGCATCACCCTGTGTGTGGGGGTCAGGTGGCGCGGAATGGTGATCACGCGCTCGTCGGCATCGAAGGCCGGAATGGCGTCAGGTGAAGCAAAGTGGACGCGCACGCACATGCATACCCCCGGAATCGCAGGCTGTTGGGACCTGTTGCCGACGGGGGAGGGCATCGGCCGCGTGAACGACCGTACCCCCATGTGGGCGAAAATTCGACCACTGATGCACGTGTGGTTGCGATCAACTCACTGGGAGTGAGCGAGTCCATTTAGATGCAGACTCGCCAGCACCGTTCATGGTTGCGCTACTGCCCCGTCCGGTTCATCTCATTCAGGGCGCGCATCTCGACTTCCTTCATCCGCTGCTGCTCCTCGGTCAGGCCGCGGTACAGCTCGAGGATGCGGGCCTCGGCCTCTGGGCTGAGGGGGCCGGGGGACTGGCGGCCGGCGGCTGCGGAGATCTCGTCCACGGTGAACTTGGGGAACTCGCGGGCCAGGGCATGGATGTTACCGGGTCGTACGCCCCGTTTTCCGCCCCTGGTTCGGTTCGTCCAGCTGTTGACGGTGGAGGCGGCGACGCCGATTCGGCGCGCGATCTCGCTCTCGTTGACGTTGTACTCGTCTTTGAGTCGAGCGAGAAGCTGCGCCAAGTCTTCGGTGCGCTCCTGGTCTGCCACGAGCCAAGAGTGCCGGTTGATCTTCTACTTTTGCAAGTGAAAGTAGAAGCGTGGCGAGTTATATACGCGGCGCGCGACCTCCCCGTCACGCGCCGTTGCACTCGGCATATGCGCCACGATAGAACACACTTTCGATTACTGCCACACTCACCGAAACTCACGACTGCTCACTTGACCTCACTGACACTGACACAGTAGAAATGTGTCAACGGCACGCCAGCCGTCACGCAGTCCCCAACCGGCGCGAGGCACACATGACCGACCTGATCCGCAAGAGCGAAGGCCAGCCACTCAGAGACGCAATGAAGCGTCGAGGAGTTACGCAGGCCGCGCTCGCCGCCCGAACCAGGACGGTGGACATCCGCGGACAGGGAGTGAGTGTCGCGACGGTCAGCAAAGTCACCGGCCGCGGAGCAACCGCGGTCGAGAAGTGCCGGCTTCGCACGGCGTGGCTCATCGCCACGGCGCTCGACGAACCCCTCCAGCAGCACTTCGACATGCCCTCAGTTTCTACTGACACAGTGGAAAGGTGAACCCCCATGGCGACTCAGACCCTCGCTGAGCGCACCGAGATTCTCGCCCCCACCGGACTCTCGCCCCTCTTGACCACCGCCCAGCTTCAGGCCCGTTACGGCGTCTCGAACTGGACGGTCAACGAGTGGGTGAAGAACGGGTGCCCGGTCGAGCCGACCGCGTTCCGTGGCCGCCGGTTCGACCTCGCGAAGGTCGAGAAGTGGATGGCCGAGCGGGCCGCTACCGAGCCCCTCACCGCCTGATCCACCTGAACGCGCCAGAGGGCCGCTCCGACTTGCCGGCCTGAGCGACCCCCAACCGGCGCCCCTACAACCACGAGAAAGAGAGGCCACCGATGGCCACATTGTTGCAGAGCAGCAGCAGGGTTCTCCCGCTGCACCAGTCGCCGCAGGCGCGGCCGACGGACGTCCCCGGCGTGTACCGGGCGGCGGCTCGTCTGCTGGCCAAGCGCGGCTTGTACCAGGGCGACTTCGTGCCCGACGTGTTCGACCGGGAGATGTGCATCCCGCACGCCATGCGGCCCATGTCGATCGTGGCGGCGCTGAAGTGCGTGACGACGGACGACCCGCACCGCACCTCGCTGTTGGCCGACGAGGCGATCGCCGTGTTGGCGCTGCGGCTGGAGGTCGACGGTGAGGGGCCGCTGTTCGGCGGGATCTTCGACCTTGAGGCGCACGTGGACGCGTGGGGTGACGTCGAGTCGCGGACCACGGAGTCGGCGGTGTCGATGCTGGAGGCGGCGGCCGACGCGAACGAGGTGTCGGCATGAGCGACTCGATCATCGTCCGCGTCACGCTCGACTCGTACGACATGGCGTCGACTGGCAAGCAGACGCAGGTGTACGTGCAGGTCCCCGAGGTCGGGCGCTGCTCGTGGCTGCTGCCCGAGGAGGTGTTCCACGGTCTGAAGGACCGGGCGTGGCCCGAGGTGCTGGACGTGGCGCACGACTACATCACGTACGGCGGAGCCGCTTCGAACTCGTCGTCGACTGCGGCTTGGCGCGCGATCCGTGAGTGGCTCCTGGACGACGCGAACCGCGACGAGATGCAGGCCGCGTTCGAGGAGCACCACGCGCTTCGGGACCCGGTGGCGCGGAAGCTGCGGGCGCAGAACGAGGAGCTGCGGTCCCGGATCGCCGAGCTGGAGGCCGCCGCCGACGCGGCGTGGACCGCCACGTGCGACCACGAGGGGCACGCAGTCCCGCACTCGTTCGAGTGCCCGGAGTCCCCTGAGCGGCCGCCGCTGACCGTGTTCCGGGCGTCGCACGACTCGATCGCGATGGGCCTGTACACCACGGCTGCCGCCGCTCGCGAGCACTGCGAGGCGGAAGAGCGCAGCTCGTGGCCGACGGGGACCAACCTCGCCTTCGACTGGATCGAGGACGAGGAGGACGGCGTCGCCGAACTGACGGTCCAGGCGGGTCAGAACGAGGAGTCCGTCACCGGCTACGTCGTCACCCCGCTCGAGGTTGCCTCCGCGTACGACGAGGAGGCCGACGAGTGATCGTCCTGTGGATCGAACTGGCCTTCCTGCTCCTGTGGCTCCTCGGCTGCGTCGCCGTGGTCGGGGGGTGCGAGCGATGAACGCCCGCAACTACCCGCCCGAGCGGATCGAGCGCTACGTCACCGCCCTGAACGACGCGGACGCGTACGCGCAGCTGAGTACTCCGGCCGACCGTGAACGGCTCGCCCGCGCAGTGATGGCCGTGGCGGACGCCGAGACGGATCCGGTCTACAAGTCGGGCTACGACACCGGGGTCATGCATGCCGGTGCTGGTCGGATCGCCGCCGAACGTGACTGCCTCGCGATGGCCGTGCAGTTCGCGATCCAGTGGCGGCCGGATGCGCCCATGGGACTGCGCGAGGGGATCGAGGAGATCCTCGCGACGCTGCCCCTGGCCGGGGAGAAGAGCAGCCGCGAGGCCGACGCCACTCCCGAGACCGCGCCGTACACCGACAGCGAGACCGCGTTCATGCAGATCGGTACGGCCCACTGGCCGCGCCGCGCGGTGCTCTTCCTCGAGGGCCTGCCGCCCCTCGTCGGCACCTACAACGGCGCCGGTATGCGGCGACTGGACCACCACGACGGGGTGCTGATCGAGCCGATGCTCGCCTTCGCCGACGCCCCCACGACCCCCGGAGAGGACGGCCGCTCATGACCGGCCCCGACCACTACCGCCAGGCCGAGCGGCACGCCCGCCAGGCCGAGACCCTCAACGACCCCGCCGCCGCGCTGGTCGCGGCGCAGCTGGCCACCGCGCACGCGCTCCTCGCGAACGCCGCCGCGACCGCGCTCATCGCCCCGCAGGGCGCTGGCCGCAGCGTCGACGTCCAGCAGTGGATCAACGCCGCCGGTGGTGGTGCCCGATGACGACCGTCGTGCAGGCCGGGGCTCAGGCCCCGGCCGCCGGCCCGGCCCCCTCGTGGCCGCCGGACTGGGACCGCGTACTCGACACCGCTATCCGCACCTGGGGCGGCGAGTGGGACACCGCCCGCGTGCAGCGGCTCTACCTCGTCCGCTACGGCCGCAGCCTCGGCCGCCCCGACGCCCGCGCGTTTCTGTCCCGCCGCGCCCACCAGGGCGTGCTGCAGCTGCACGACCGGCCCAACGCCCGCTACTACACGCTCCGCACTCGCAACGCCAAGGGGAACCCGTCGTGACCGAACTGACCAGCAGGCTCACCGATCAACAACTGAAGGTGCTGTACTCCGCGCTGCACGACGACCGGGTTGGCTTCAACCAGAAGGGGTTCGCCCACGTCCAGCAGTGGGACGTGCGCCGTTTCCTGATCCGAGTCTTCGGGTTCGGCGGCTACGACACCGAGCTGGTCTCCATCGACCTGATCCGAGAGATCGAGCACCCGGCGAACAACCAGGGTGGGAAGTCTCGTTGGACCGTCGCCTACCGCGTGCACCAGCGGTTGACCGTGAAGGACATCGCGGGTCGTCCGATCGCCACCTTCGACGGCGTGGCCACGGGTGACGCGCAGAATCAGCCGAGCCTCGGCGACGCGCACGACGGCGCCGTGAAGGAAGCCGACTCGCAGTCGCTGAAGCGAGCCGCCGTCAACTTGGGCGACGCGTTCGGCCTCAGCCTCTACAACGGCGGCAAGACGAACCCAGTCGTTCTCTGGTCGGCCGCACACCCGCACCTCACGATCAAGGGACCGGTCGCCGGGCAGGACGAGAGCAAGCCGGAGGACCCGCCCGTCGAGCCAGAGCCGGACGCGACGCCGAGCACCCCGGAGCCCGAGCCGACCGCACCCGCCCCGGCGGCTACCCCCGCACCTGCCCCGGCCGCGCCGACCGGTCCCACCGC